CGCTGACTGCTAATACAGCTTTGGCGACCTTCGATTGCAGCGGCAACCAGTTGACCGGATCGATACCGTCGCTGACTGCTAATACAGCCCTGGCGACCTTCGATTGCAGCGGCAGCCAGTTGTCTGGCTCTATACCGTCGCTGACTGCTAATACAGCTTTGGTGACCTTATATTGCTACAACAACCGGTTGACGGGTGTTGATGCAGGGTTTGCAGTTAGACCCGCGCTACTAAACGCACACTTCGAATCAAACCTACTTACGCAATCAGCCGTTGACGCCATACTAGCTGCATTTGTTGCGGCAGGCGGTTTGGCGGGCGCGCTTAGTATCGGAGGCAGCGGCAATGCCACGCCATCCGCCGCAGGGCTGGCAAGCAAAGCGACGCTGCAAGGTCTAGGCTGGACAGTCGTAACGAACTAAGCAAAAAGGGACTAACATGACTATTCAAAATTTTACCGGCCCATGCGTTATTGTAGAACAGTGCATCTACAAACCAGAATGGAACCAGTGGGAAAAGCTTATAGTTGTCGCACCCGGAGACACTGCGGGCGTGTCCGATACATGGTGGAACCTTTATTCCTACGCTACTGTTGAGTTGGCCGTATCAACTCATCCTGAGTTTACCGCTATACCCGATTGGGAAACTAAGGTTGAGCGAGAGCGCCAGCTTGAACTTGGGCGTCCGATCTAAAGAGACGGCTAATTGCGCATAATGCCAATTCCGCGTCCGTAAAACCGTGCTTGTGCGAACGTTAAGTGTGTGCTAAGATGTCATCATGAAAAGAGAAGATTTATCTGATCGCACTTACAGCAGGTGGCGAGTCATTGAGTTCTCCCACGTCGGGAGGCACAACAGACAATACTGGCTTTGCGAATGTCAATGCGGTACGCGCAAAGCCGTTGATGCGTACAACCTCCGCTCTGGCCGGTCAAAGTCGTGTAGAAAATGCTCTTCCGTCAGTAACCCCACGGCTAAAGCCGGGGGCTTGTAGAGGCCCCAATTACTGACCAGCCCGCTCGCAAGAGCAGACGTTTAGAAGGTGAGGGTTGCCGATGAATGGTTGAATGACTTTCAGGCGTTCTATGACCATATCGGAGCCCCACCAACGAAATGCCACACGGTTGATCGCATTGACCCTTTCGGCAATTACGCTCCGGGTAACGTTCGCTGGGCGACGCAGAGTGAGCAATTAAAAAGTACCCGCCGCATCAAAAACCACCTGAGATGGCTCAATACCCAGTCGCGACTAAAAGCCGAGTGATCCGCCGCCCATGACCTTGCGCCAACCTTCCACATCTTGCACAACGAGTAATGACCAACCGCACACGCACTTACCTTAATCTCGGCTCCTACAACGTCATATGTGACCGTTGTGGCGAGAAGTTTAAGTCTCATCAAGTCAGTAAGGAATGGACCGGCCTTTTGGTCTGTGGGCGCTGCCTTGATGAGCGTCATCCTCAAGACTTTGTGCGTGGGCGCGTTGACCAAATGTCTGTGCCTGTGGCGCGCCCATTGCCCACGCTCCAATTCCAGATAACACCACCATCTGGGATCACAGGCTACCTTACTGCGTCACTCTATGCTGGTCCTGAGGCTGTCTGGGACTTCGACAACACAATCTATGTGCACCTCAATAGCGGGACGCTTGCCTCCACCACAGAGGCCGATGTGCTCAATGGCGCAAACGTCATCGCGATCGAAAGCACAACTGGCGTCTGGGAAATCCTTCAGTATCAAGACGCAGTAAGCCTTGGCAATAGCGAATACGCGTTAACGAAGCTTCTCCGCGCCCACATAGGCACAGAGCTCAATATGGGCGACCCCTCCCCCGAGGGCGCTAGGTTCCTTTTTATCGGCCAGGGCAATGCCTCCGCGTATATTTACATACATAATGACCTTGGAATTGGCGAATTACCCTTCAGTCCTGTAGACATTACAGCTTATCTAGATTATACTGATCTTATTATAAGTTGGGTGCGTCGCAGCAAGGTCACAAGGATAGACCAGGACGACTACGACAGCCCTGATTATGTATCAGACTACGTTCTCCTGTACAGCGATACTGGTGTGCAGCTATGCAACGAGAACTTTACCGAATTATATGGGGTCATCGATAACTCAGGGCTTTATGGAGATTATATAGACGCCCCATTAGGGGAGCTATACGAAGAATACGAGATTGACATCCTCTTCCCGACTGGCTCTGTGGTGCGCACTATATATAACATTGATTCTACCGAAACAACGTATGGCTACTTCGCCCAAATAGCAGATTTTGGTTCAGTTCAGCCATCCTATACCATAAGAGTCTACCAGATTTCCCCGGAATGGGGGCGTGGCTCATATCGCCAAGCCACGATAACACTTTCCACCTTGCGAACCTTTTATTCATTATACAGCGACGACGGATCGCGCCTTATCAGTGAAAACTCCACACCTCTTTGCGGTATTTAGCCCGTGACCACAACACGTTACCTTGGTTTACCAGTCCTCTATGAGAATCAAGCTCAAAAAAGCGTTTCGATAAACACAGGCTTCGCCCAGCTTGACCTTCTCGTGCAGATGAGCGTCATAAGTCGCACAGTCAATACACCTCCTGGCGTCGCTGCAGACAAAGACAAGTACATTGTTGGCCCGGCTCCTACGGGCGCATGGGCTGGGCAAGCGTATATGATCGCTGTCTATGACCTACTCACGACTGTCTGGACCTTTATAACGCCACAGCCCGGCTGGATGGCATGGTCCAACGCTGACAATGGAATGTATGTCTATTACGGCGGCGTTTGGGTTCCCGGAATAATCGACGCGAACATGCTTGCGTTAGACGCGATGTCAGGAACGGGCGTCACGTGCAAGACCGGAACAAACACATGGGCGGCGCGCACACTTACAGCTGGCTACGGGATATCCATCACAAACCCAGGTGGCGTTGCTGGCAACCCCACGATTAGCCTCAACGTAGCGCCCACGACGACTTTTACGCTGACACCTAGCGCCACGACGACAACAGTCGCGAATACAAGCTGCACAGCAGCCAGCTTCGTCATCCCCAAGCCGACAACAGCAAACGCTGCCGCCGATCTCGATCTCATGTACATCGTGGAGGGCGCGGGGTCATTCGTTGTGCATCATGCCAATAATGCGTACACAGACAGGACTTTTAGATATGCGCTCATGTAGAATTTACATCGCATCCTTCGCGGCGCTTATTGCTTTCGCATCTGCCGCTGAAGCATATACGTTCAAGCGTTCGGACGCAACTTACGCCGCTCCGACAACAGCTGAGGCCACCTCCACACAAGCTGGGACAAGCGCGGTGCCGCGCACTCTGCAGTCTAAGTTGGCGGAATGGGTTAGCGTTACGGATTTCGGCGCGGACCCCACAGGCGCTGCCAACTCGACAGCAGCTTTTGCCGCCGCCTACGCGAGGATCGTCTCCATGGGCGGCGGGACACTGTATATTCCTGTAGGAACGTACTCACTTTCGGTAATGCCGACTATTGCACAGAATGGAGTGGTCATCCAGTGCGAAGGAGCTGGCGCTGAAGGTGGTGGCACGCGTCTCGCTCAGATATCCACGTCAGGCGATTTTCTCACGATCACTGGACAACATGTCTGGATTCGCGGCTGTGAATTCGAGCCGTCTGTTCGCGTTACGTCTGGATACCAGATAGTCTTCAACAACTCATTCATGTCGGGTGCGGAGTACTTGCGTGTAGAGCGTGGGTACAACGGGTTTCATATATACAACGGAAATGAGACACATCTTACTGAAATAAGCTTGAGGTCACTGCTTGGAACTGAAGGCGTTCGCTACGATGGCACAGTAAACATTCAGTCGTATGGCTTCATGATAAACACGATGATCATGGACAACCCGTACCCAGGCACAGGATATGGTCCGGTAAAATCTTGGGCGACAGCGACGTCTTATACCGCGAACGACATTGTCTATGTCAATGGAAACATTTACCAGTGCTCCACCTCCGGAACATCTGCTGGCGCGGGAAGCGGACCGGCTGGCCTGCCTACGGGCACAACGCCTGCATCAGCGTTCACTAACACAATAGTTGACGGCACAGCTAAATGGAAGTTCGTCTCGGGAACCCTTAATTGGATCATCCACGATAACTACGCGACATCCCTGCGCACAAACAATGTGAACTCCATTAACGGCTACAACGGCTGGCTAGAAATGGATACGGCCAATACAGGCACAAGTCATCCCAAATTTAACATGGCTAATGACTATGAAGGCGATCACAACTTCAACAACGCCATCAGACTTGAGGCTGGGTATGACAATGAGATCGTTAACTCATGGACTGGATCATCGTTGACCACGAACGGTATTGAGGCGACGTCTACTTATAAAGGCAACCTCATGATAACAAACTCTCGCGTGACGGGAAACTGGGGCTCAGGCATTTATATCGGAGGCGGTGTTGGCAATATAGTAAACGGCAATGAAATCGCGTCGAATAGCATTTCAGGTTCAGCCGGTCATCATGGCGTTGAAGTGGCGGCAGGCGTTAAGAAGTTTATCGTCACAGGAAACATTCTTGGCAAAGACGGCGACATCGGGTCGAACAATCAGGGATACGGCATCTTCATAACTACTGGAGGCTCCGACTATTACAACATCGTGAACAACATTTGCGGCGCTGAAAATGTGACTGGTTGTGTTTCTGACAATGGAACTGGCATACACAAAACGGTGACGGGCAATAACTAATGTCTGATCAGAAGCTCACGATAGGCAATACACCTGCTGCAGCAGCTCTTACAGGCTCGGAGCTAACTTGGGTTTGGCAAGGCGGCGAGCTAAAGCAAACGCTTTTTTCCAATGCTAGTTTATTTGGCTCTTTGCTTCCGGATAGAGCGGCGATCCCAACCGTAAACATCACTGTCGCTCAGTTCAATACAAACGATGGTGCAACATGGATACATGGTACGTCAGTCGGGCCGATGGCCATTCAGGATGCAGGGGGGCAGTGGTGGCAGATAGACATTTCTCGGGGGGCTTGGCTTGAGTGGTTCGGCTGCGCGTTGAATGGCGTAACGGATGATTCCACTGCACTGCAGACTGCGCTTAATAGCGGCGCAAAAGTGTTGTTTGCGATGAGTGGACGTGTGTGCTATTGCGCTACTGGAATAACAATCCCAGCTGGCGTAACGCTACACGGGTTTGGCTTCATTGCAGGAACCGCTGTGACGACTGGTTTTGAGCTCCTGTTTGCGGCAGGCGCGGGGACGTGCGTCACATTGGCTGGAAATGGAGGGAGTACTGGTTGCGGACTGCGAGGCGTTGTTGTTAGGAGGGTGGGGACACCTCCATCTGGGTCAATTGGCGTAAAACTGAGTGATGGGTATAACAGCATACTTGAAGATGTCGCTAGCTATAACCATGCTATCCCCTATTACTTCGACGGAAACAATCAGGGAATATGCTGTCATCCACAGCGGATATATTCAGGCGGCGCAACGGATGCGCATGTCGTCATCAACAATTTCCCCGAAATAAGATTTAATCAATGCCGGTTCGGCACGAACGGCGTATTCGATGTTGTTTGTAATGCTTTTGTGAGATTCACAGGCAACCTGTGGAACACTATAACGATGGCTAGCTGTCAGTTTAGCCAAGGGCACACGCTTGGTCACAGTGTGGTAGGAACAATCCTTGATTACGTTTCGTGCACATCACAAAATCAGATTGTCCAAATTTCGGATTGCTATAGTGAAAATACTACGAATTATATAACAACCGACGCCGCCACAACGTACATTCACAAGCTGTCGTTATCTAACACAATGTGCGGCGGAAGCTCCGACCCGATAGAATTTTTTAATATTAATGCAGCCACAATAATAAATACATTGCAGTTAAGCAGTTGCATTGTTAACTATCCATTCACCTTCACTCCTGCGTTAAATTTTTATGAATTACTTGCTAGTGGCACATGGTTCCGCGCTGCGGTCGCGGTGACTGGTGGCGGGACAGGCACATCTCGGTGTGCAGTCTCTGGGTGTGGATTCTCAAATAACCTTACTATTTCTGGCGCATTTACGTCAGCCACATTTGGTGGTGAGATATCTGGGACAATAACTAACACTGCGACCACTCCTATTGAGCTTTCATTCTCAGGGAATGATGGATGGACTAGCTTTACCCCCACATTGTCCTTCGGTAATGCTAGCGTTGGAATAACATACTCTGTCCAGTGGGGCAGATACAGAGTGACAAGCGGAAACGTTGTCATTCAAGCTCAGATAAACCTTAGCTCCAAGGGAAGCTCCACCGGGACAGCGCGCCTAGAGGGATTGCCATTTATAGCCAACGCCGCCCGAGGCACTGCGGGAATGGGGTCTGTTGTCGCCTTCTACGATAACATGTCAAGTCTAACGGGATGGCCTGTCGTGTCCACTAACGGCGGCGAAACTAACGCTACGCTTTACCAAAATGGCGCAGCAGCGACTACTCCACTCAATGACGGAGAGTTTACAAATACCTCCATTCTTCAGCTAGAATTCATGTATGCTCCGTCCTGATAAGAAAGATAGGCCATGCCGACACTAGGTATAACCACACTGACTCTCACTACAACCAACGTGATCAGCTGGTCCGCCGCCGCAGTTATCAATAAGCCTAAACAGGCAGTCACTAATGTCTGACCAAAGGATTACGATAGGCAGCACGCCTGCCGCCGCCGCGCTTACAGGCGCAGAACGCATATGGGTTTGGCAACACGGTCAATTGCGAAGCGCTCTGCTATCAGACCTTTCTACTGTAGTGGCCGCCCCTATTCAAACTATAGTCACTAGCTCTCCGTACAATGCACTTGCAACAGACCTTTCTATCCTTGTCAATATGACTGTGTCTGGCGTTTGCACCATCAACTTGCCTTCAGCGGCAAGCCGGAATGGCCAATCTATATTCGTCAAGGACGCTAAGGGCATAGCGTATGACTACAATTTGACCATTCATGCAAATGGCTCCGATCGATTTGAAGGCGGAGCTACAAACTATGTTTTTTATGATGATTTTGACGGGCGCGAGTTTATACCAGCCCTACTTGGAGCTACATGGACGTGGGTCGTAAAATAATAAAGTTAATCTCACTTGTTTCGGCTGCGGTTATTGCACTTCCTCTTTACGCATATGGGCAACAGCTTCAACCAGGGCAAGTCTGGGGAAATGGCGGTTCTACTGTAGCGTCACCACGGGGAAGCACACCGACTGAAATAATGGGGCGCAAAGGCGTCTACTATGCGGATGATTATGGAACTCACCACGATTTTGTTCCTGGCGGTGGGACAGATGACACTGCAGCATTGCAGGCGGCGCTGAACGCGGCTAGCGCAGCTGGTGGAGGCCGCGTTGTAATCGGCCCGTACATGTATTTGCAAAATAGCGCCAACTTGCGTGTCCCGCCCTACGTGACCCTGGAGTGTGAATCGTGGACTCCACTGCGTAAAGCTGACTTCAATTACTCAAATATTACGTGCACAATATATCATGACGCCAGCCACACAATAAATGTTCAAGGCGGAATTCGGCGCGTTAACGTTCTCAAGGACACTATAATTCCCAGCCCGTCTTTGCGCGTCTTTCTGGACAACAGAGCCACATGGGGCGGCACGGGCATAACCCTCACAAGCAACGATACTCTTCTTGAAGATGTGAATGTCGGTGGGTTTAACCTGTGCATAAATGCTAGTAGTTATCCACGCCCTTCCATGCATAGAGTGTTCGGCGACTGCAACAGTGGTCTACTCATAAATCAAGTTCATGACGTCTCCAAGATTGAGACCATTGAGTTTTGGCCTTTTCTAAATCCAGCGCCAGGATACGTGGCGTATAACATTTCAGCGGCTGTTGACAATGGGGCAGGTCTATACAGAGTCACCATTCCTGCGAATGCCATCGTCACTGGGGACACGATATTTGTCAAAAATGCGGGTGGCGCGCAAGGGGTCAATGGGAAGTGGACGGCGACAGTTATTGATTCGACGCACGTAGACCTCCAGGGGTCTTCAGTCACGCCAACGACGACTGCCAATACCACGTTGGGCAAGACTTACGCCCCTGTGACCTCAACGGCAAACTTGCGTGTGGGGCAAGCGGTGTCTGGCTCAGGCATACCGGGCGGCACGACTGTCGCCGGTGTTTGGCCTGAAGCATCGGCAATATCGCTTTCCACCGCCGCAACGGCTACAGGGACTGGCGTGACGCTGTCGTTCACCAATGGCGCCTTCACAACTGGGGGCGCTGTTGATATAGATGGCTTTTTCCGTCCGGGCACCGCATTCACAATCACCAATTCTGAGGCGATGCAGCTAACGAATGCATTTGCCTTTGGCTACTCCACCGCCTTTCTCTTCGGGGATGGAGCCATTAGCAGCACATGTACAGCGTGCAATGTAGACGGATTCACTAATAGCGGAGGTTGGGGGCAATATGGTGTTGTCTTTAGGGCGACTGTTGGGCATTTGAACTATGGCAACACGTGGCTGGGCGGAGACATAAGTATTCCTGAGACGGCTGTCATTAGTAATGTTGACGGATCGTCTTTGACCAACTTTGTCAGCGCCACACATAACGCTGGCTTCTCAAAACCGTTTGAACACGTGCTTGGCCCGCTCGTCCTCTTCAACTGGGGATCAATATCGAGCAAGCAGATGTTGCATCGCAGCGATGATGATCTCAGTTTGATAGGCTGCAACATCCCCTCCGCCGACTTGTTTACTAATGACGATTTTTACACCAAACTGCATACTGACGCCACGACTATTCTCAAACATAATCCCTTGGTCGGGACAAATTATGCTCAAAGCTTAACTGCGAACCACTTTGAGACTCAGGGGGTGAACCCGTATGTGGTCTGGACGAATTCTTCAGCAGGAACGGATCAAAAAGACTGGGATATACTGACCACTACTGGCGGAACCCTTCAGCTTAGATCTCTTGACGAGGCCAGAGCAAACGCTAACGTGTGGCTGCAGCTCAATAGAGCATCAGGATACAACCTTGGGACTATCCAGCTAAACACTACCGTCATAGGCGGCACAACGCAAACGTCCAGTCTGTTATTCAAGTCTACCTCTAACGTTTCCCCCACCACTGATCACATTGAATTCTGGGCTGGTGGAGCGCGCGCCGCATTTCTGGATAATGGAACTCACCTCCGCCCCGGTAGTACAGTAGCTCCGACTATAGGGTCAGGAGACTGCGGGGCTGGAGCGAATGGAGCTGTCGTCGCCGGTAGCAATGACCAAGGCATGAAAGTCACTATTGGGGCCACCGCCACTACGTCGTGCACTGTGACATTCTCGAAGGCATGGCCATCTGCTCCACGCGCTTGCATACAAGCGGCCATGAACTCCACTGCTGCGGGGGCCGCCGCCGAAATTTCGTGGAACACCACTACAGTGACCTTGTCTGGGACAGCATTAGCCTCGGCAAACTACTCCATCGTGTGCTTTTAATGACAACATCAGGTGTAACCACGCTAAATCTCACTGCGCGCGACGTGATCAACTGGTCGATGCGTAAATTGAACGTCATTGCCATTGGCCAAGACCCAGCTGAGAATGAAGTCGATCCCATCATCTTAGAGCTGAACATGATGCTCAAGGAATGGGAGACTCGCGGTCCGCATCTCTGGCGGCAGACTGAAGGCAGTGTCACGTTAACCGCGAATACACCAGCATACAGTCTCATCACCGGCAGTCCGCTACGCCTTAGTGAAGTCCGTTACAGATACCCGCCAACAGCTGATCCAACATCACAGCGAGACCTCCCGATGGAGCCCATGACGCGGGAGCAATATAAAACGCTTCCAGTTAAGCTCACGAATGGCTCTCCGCCAACACAGTGGATGTTTGACCCTCAGGAATCTGCACAAACACTCTATGTATGGCCCGTGCCATCCGTAGTTGCTGGAGATACGCTCGTATACACATATCAGCGGCGCTTCCAGGTCATTCAGAACCTGAACAACAGCATCGACATCCCCGAAGAATGGCTCTCCACAGTCGCCTACAACCTCGCCTCGCGGATGGTGATGACTTATGGCGTCGAGACCAAAACCGGCGATACAGTCATGGCGATCGCCGCCGATCTCCTGCTGAAAGCCAAAAGCTTCGACCGTGAAGACCTCGTGCACATGTCGCCAGCGTACAGGTATAGGCGCAGATGACCGACTACCCCCTTCCCCTACCTAGCGAGTCAACGAAAGGCAGAGACGGCCAAGAAGCTGCGGTTCGCCTCATAAATGGCTATACCGAACAAATGGGCGCGGATCAAGACGGTAAAGCTGTCTACACACTCTACGCGCAACCTGGGCTCACCCGATGGGACACAGGAAACTTCTCAGGCGTTGATCGCGGCTCGCTGGTCCTTGACAATAACACCTTGATCTATCTCCTCGGCCACCAGCTCGTGGGCTTCGACGCATCGGGGACGCCGACAATCTATGGAGCTATCCCTGGCGACGATCAGGTCTCAATGGCTCGAAACAGGAATGGAACGCCACAAGTAGGGATCGTCCTTTCCACAAACAAACTTTATTACGTCTTGCAGGGCGGCGTGTTGACGCAACCCGTAGAGGCTAATCTCCCCGCTCCGACCTCGATTGCTTATCTAAAGGGGAACTTCTTTTATGGCATTGCAGACGGGCGGATATTCGCAAGCCCTCAAGAACAGGCCACCGGAATTAACGCATTGGCGTTTGCATCCGCGAATGCAGATGCTGGCGGCATAGTCAGAATCCTCGCCCATGTTGGCTATCTCTACATATTTGGCCCAAGGAGCATGGAGATATGGCAGTACACTGGCGACACTCCGTTTCCGCTAGCGCCAGTGCAGCAGTATATCGCACTCGGCCTTCTCGCGCCAGCATCGCTTGCTGAGACCGATCGCGGCTTACTATGGGTGGATCACAAGGGATTCGTCCGCTTCGGGCGTGACGGCGGCGCACAGCGTGTGTCAACGCATAGTGTAGAGCGCGACATTGGCAAGCTGTCCAATTACGACAAGTCCAAGCTCATTGGCTCTATTTGCACCTTCGAAGGTCATGAGTGCTATGTCCTCAACGCTCCGTCCCAATGGACCTGGATGTATGACATAAACATGCAGCGCTGGTTCGAACGCAAGTCATATGGGCGCGACAGGTGGATAGCGAGCACGTTTACTTGGTTTAACAGCGAGTACATTTGCGGGTCGATCGTTGATGGCAAGCTGTATGCACTTGACATGACCAACTTTACAGAGGATAATCAAGAATACGTTCTGGAGATTTGGTGCAAAAATGCCCACAACTTCCCGAACGGCGGCCTGATCGATGCAATAAACGTTGATATCGTCTCTGGCATTGGCAACCCAACTGGGGCTTATGCTGACGTTGAGCCAATGCTAATCATTGACTTCAGCAGCGACGGTGGAAAAACCTTTGTGGGCGAACGTCTGAACTCCCTTGGCGCGATTGGCGACTACCGCAAGCTTATACAGTCAGGTGGTTGGGGGCGCATCAATGAAAAAGGCCGTGTGTGGCGGTTTAGAGCATCCGCCGCCGTCTTGAGAGCAATCATACAAGCCACCCTTAATGGCAGGAAATCCGTTTGACCGCCGCCCCTATCACACGCCCTTTGGATAAAGTCGTTCTTGATCCTAAGACTGGGCGTGTCTCACTTGAGTGGGATACCTTCTTTAATACTGTACAGTTGGCGCTTAATAAACTGCAGCGCACAGGCTCGTTCACAATGTCGGCGGGTGCGTCTTCTACAATAGCGGACACGCGCGTATCAACAGGTTCGTTCATATCCCTATCACCGACGAACGCCGCCGCAGCAACATTGCAGAGTGGCGCGAGTGGCTTGTATGTCACCAATAAAGCCACCGGCGTAGGATTCGACGTTCACACTGCTTCGGGCTCCGCCGCAGGCACAGAAACTTTTGACTATTGGGTTGTAGGTTGAAGTCCGAAATACGCAAGGCGACAGGTGATGACGTTGTTGGCATATACTTGCTATTCAGCGATCACTTGGACAACAAAAGTTACGGCACAAAAGTAACCTACGACCACGATAGGCTTTTGACGTACATTGAGTACATAATATCCAACCCCATCATCGGGGCCTTTGTATCCGTCATGGACAACGGTATCGTTACCGGCATAATGTCCTGCTATATATTCGATAGCCCGTGTTCTGATGCTATCATATGCCGAGAATTTACGTGGATTGCAAACCCGAAATATCCCTCTAGTGGCCTCCAGCTTCTCATGCGCCTAGAGCGCTGGGCGAAGGAGCAAGGCGCGACCCGCTTCGCTATGGGATGCACGGACGAACGCGTCGCTAAACTATTGAGCCGCTGTGGTTATTCGCGCGGCGAAATTTCCTACGAGAAAGATATCTAAATGGAAATGGCAGCTGCCGCCATCCCGGCTATTATTGGTGGCATACAAGGTAATAAGGCGAATAGCGCCGCCGCCGAGGCCGCAGCACAGCAACTCGCATATCAGAAGCAGGTCCAAGGCCAGCTATTCAGCCTCGCTGATCCGTACAATAAAGGCTCGCAGGCCAGTTACGGCGCACTTGCGAATGCAATGGGCGTCAATGGTCAGGCGGGGATGCAATCGTACTTGACCAACTCTATGAACCCGTTGCTTGCTGGCGCGCAGGGAAATGCTCTGGATGCAATAAATCAGAAGTACGCGGCGATGGGATATGGCCCAGTTTCTGGTAATCAGATGGCGGCTGGGAATAACTTGCTCCAGGGAATGTATCTTGGCCAATATAACACGCAGGTCGGCCAGTTGTCTAATGCAGCAGCGCAGGAAGGCGGTCTGGCGACAACCCTTTATGGGCAAGGCGCTGGCGTTGCGAGCGCATCTAATCAGCCAGCCTCACAGTTGGCGCAGTATACGGGGCAAGCTGGGGCGCAGATGGGCGCTGGGATGAGTCAAGGTTTGGGCGCGGCGCTAGGCTCCCCTCAGGGGAAAAGCCTAATCGGCGGCCTTGGTAGCTTGCTTGGCGCATAAGGGGCGATAAAATGGGAATACTTGACGAGGCCCCAAACTACGCAGCGCAAGCGCAGTTGTGGCAAAACTATTGGGCGAATGACGAAAAGCAACAGGCGCAACGCACGGCTGGCCCCATGGCGGCTGCTGGTGATTGGGAAGGCGCAGGCAAAGCGGCCCTACAGCGCGGGCAACTGCCGCTGTATCAAGACCTCCACACACTGCACGAACAGTCCCAGTCCAAGCTAGCGCAACAAGTTCTCGACGCCCTCTCGGTAGCAAAGACTCTGCAACAGTATCACACAATACTAGATACTTTGACGCAGCACGGCGTTCCAGGACTAAGCAAGTTTCGCGTTCCTGCAGGTGGGGACTTCGAGACGACAAAAGCTGCTACGCTTGCTGAGTTTGGAAAGTACAACGACTACCTCAAGCAGCAGCGCGAAGCCGCTGACAACGCACGTAAAGAATCCGAGTTGCAGCTTAGATGGGCGCAAGAACGACGCAACGCAGCTGAGGCAGCGAAGTCTAAGGCAACGTACCTTGGCACAATCACGCAGCCCGGTGTTGCACGTGAAACTGCGCCTGCCTTCCCAACTCCGGAACAGACGGACTTTGCTTCCAGTCAATTCGTGCGCCCCCAAGGTGTTCCGGGTGTTACCGGAGCATTTGGCGATACGAACGTTTCGGACACCGCACAGCAAACCCCATCTTTGTCTGAGGCTATGCTGGCTTCCGAAGGGAGCGCTATGGGCCTTGGGGAGCCCATCCAAAAAGAGACAACAACAGGCCCTGAGCGCAAGTCCATGATATTCAGCAATGAAGCTGGCGACGTGTCCTACAGAGACCTCCCAGAAGGCGCTGAGTTCGAGGGCAACGGCAAGGGCAACAAAGCGAAGGAATCCCGCGACGAATTTTGGACTGACTTCTATAAGAAAAACTATCCAAATATGTCGCCGAAAGAACGAGCTGACCTTGTCAAGCACCAGATAGACAAAGAATCCGGTCAAGTCCAAGTCATGCACGCCCTCCAGGGGCCTGAGGCAGGGGCAAATAAAGCAGCGCTGCAACAAGCTGCTGATATCAAAGCATCCGCACATAAGTCGCAGGACGAACGCCTTATCAAGGATTACCAAGACAATCACAACGGAGCTTCGTGGGATGAAGCTGCCAATTGGCTCAAGGAATTTAAGATCAAGACGTCGCCGGAGGAACGTGAGGTTGCCCTCGTGCGCGCTGAGGCCGCGAAACGCAGGACCCCCATATCTGAAGCGGATGCGTTGGAGATTGTTAAAGGGGCAGGCAAGCAAGACCCGGCCGCGATACAAGTCCTTAATGGCTTAATGGGGCCAGATCATGACAAGTATGTTAGAGCTCTAACAGAAAAATCCGCGACGGAGCTTGCCGGAAAACAGACAGTTGCTGGAATACAGCTTGCTGAGTATTTCAAACGAAATCACCCTGAAATCCCAGAAGCCGAACGTCAGGCAAAGGCTGAGGAGTTCGCTAAAAACTTCAACGCCCGCGACACTGAGGACGAGCGCTTGATGAAGCGAATACAGGATGAGGCCGCAGCCAAGTCAACATTGTTTAATCCTGTCCACGTTCCGTCCACACTTGAGGCATATGACCTCATAGAGCATGCAAAGAAACGCGACCCGGCCGCAATACAGATGCTTGACCGCATTCTCGGGCCTCAGGGTAAAGAAGTCCTGGAGGCGATTACCGCGAAATCCAAAGCAGAGTCGGCTGGCAAACTACCATCCGCGCAGATGCAACTTATGGACTATTTCCAGAAAGCTCATAAGGACGAGACCCCAGATCAAATAGCGGCGCGGGTCAAAGAGTTCAATGAACACTCCACTGAAGATGAACGCCTGATTAAGCGCTTTCAGAAAGACGCTGAGGCTAGATCAACACGGCTGCATCCTGTGCATGTGCCTACAGACGTTGAAGCCTTCGATATGATCAAAGGCCCTCGAAAGCAAGAGCCTGCCGAGATACAAAAGATCAAGGGTATCATGGGCGAGAAGTCAGAGGACTGGCTTAAGGCCATCGCCGCTAAGTCTACGGCTGAAGCCGCTGGTAAATCCAAAGCGCCCGCCATTGAAGAAGCCAACCGCATCATGGCTGAACATGCCAATGATAATGAGGGGCCATGGACATTTACGCAGGCGCTTGAGGCGGCCACAAAGGCAGGTCATCCGCTAACATTCGATGAAACCTTGTTCAAGTCCATTCAAGAGCACAATAAAAACCTGCCATTCAACGATCAGGTACGTTTGTTCACTGACCTCAAGACCAAAGCTACTGAGGGCGAGCGTGAGAAAGCCAAGATCGCCGAGGAAGAGGGATTAACGACACTCCAGACTGAAGGCGCACTAGCAAAAGCTAAGCGTGAAGGTCTTCGCCCCAATCTCGTCTACTCAGCAACCCGTGATGGGAAGTCCGGACTTGTGTTTGTCGATCCCGATACGCACGAAGAAACCTTCCAGGCGCATCCTGAAGGTGTGGGCAACGTTGAAAAGATTAATGGATCAGCTAAAACAGCCAATGCTGAATTGGAAGAGGTTCGCAAGTTACAGGAAACAATGCAGTTGTCATTCCGCGAAGCTTTGGCTGAACGCACACGGCTAACAACTCATCCTAGCGCAGAGCTGCAAGTTTTGAACATGCTCCAAGGGCAGCACGGATCACTGACGCCGGACCAGCTAATCAGGAAACGTGTTGAGCTGGAGACAAGGGCGTCGCCAAAGGAAGCCGCCATCAGAAAGATCATGGCTGATCACCCTGGCGAGACTTACGAAGATGCAATGGCGCGGGCTTCAGCAGCCAATCAATTGCAGCCGCTGACTAAAAACCCAGAGACTGGCGGATGGGTGGCGCACCCCATATCCGGCTCATTAAACCTTCGCAAACTCGATGAAAGGCGAGTCTCCGACCTCAAGTTGATGCGCGATGACCTAGCTAGAGACCCCAGGAACGCTGAAATGACTCCATTTCAACTTGACGTCGCTGCTCGCGCCGCAATAAAGCAGAGTGGCTACGATGCTATGGCTGATTCTGACGGAAAAATACATTATACTGTAGCTGATAACAGCGCCGCCGCAGTAGCAAAACAGCGCGCCGACACATCTTCCCTTATGGCCCATCTTCGTGAACGTGTTGCCACTGACCCAACACTAGCGGCACAGATGACTTGGGCAAGAGAGGCGACAAAACAGAACACCAAAACTGAACTCCGTGAAAACCAGACTTACGTTGTTGATGCGCATGTGAACAG